CTGAACCTGACGTCGCATTGCTCTGAGAGAGTCGAGCTCTTTGATTGTGTCCTCGGCAGGACCGCTAGTACCTACCAGCAGCTCTTCGAGGTACGCGATCTCTGTATCATAGTCCATAAGTTTCTCATTGAGATCTTCTAAGACTTTTGTTATAGGATTGCTCATGCTGCCTCCATCACTTCAATACGTTCGTCATATTCCATGAAGCTAACTTCAAAAGGTACGTAGCCAGTATCACCTACACGACCACCTTCTGTTTTACCAGAGTCTTCGGTGATCAGAATAGTGTAGCCTTCGTAGCCACCTGGTGTTGTGCCTTTTGCAATAACAGAACCTTGGATGTAACGATCTTGCTCGCCAATTGAGCGTGTCATCTTTGGGTCAAAGTCATAGGCTTTGATTACGTCTTCGATTTTAGCAGTGTTTTCAAACTTAAACATGATATTCTCTCCATCAATCATCTTATGTAATCACTATACCACACCAGAAACCGTTTGTACACAGTTATTTTAGCTTTTTTGAAAATAAATGTCACTTTTCTGTTGCTAGGTAAGTGACCAACCCCCTGTGGTTACGCTGCTAGAGCGAACTCAGATGGAGCAAAGTTATCGTTTGCATTTAGTTTAATTGATCTATACGCGATCATCCGGTTAACTCCACTTCATCTTCACACCTGTCGATCCTATTTCGCCCCCATCAAAACTACACTCAAGTCTATTCTCTTTCGAGTCCTTACTTGCACTAGGCCAACCGCTCAAGTGTAGTTATGGTGGAGGCGCTGGGTACCGCCCCCAGGTCCAGAATGTGTCCACGTTGCTTCAACGCTAACAAATTATATATCAAGAAAGAGACTCTGGTATACTCTCTCCCCCATCAACGTAACTCTTTAATTATACCACACTTTTTGGCTTTTGTAAACCCTTAATTGTATAAATAGTCAAGTATTATAATAAAATATGGACAATACGAAATGATAACATACTCCCGACTATATACTCTTGTACTTTTTGCAGCACTAACTGTTTTAACAGTGAATCTGGCAGAAGCACAAGAAGCTGCAGAATGTCCTGAAGGTTATGTCTGCACATTGTCAGGTACAGATTCTAATGTCACGTCATCAGGATCTATGACAACTACTATTAATCAGCCACCACCTAGTGCAATTTCACCACAGTTCAGTGCTGGAAATAATAGTGATCTCTGTACAATCGGAGTATCAGGTGCTGTACAAACACAAATTCTAGGTATCTCAGCCGGTGGTACATTCACCGAAGAGAACTGCCAACGACTAAAAAATGCAAAAGTGCTATACGACATGGGTATGAAAGTGGCCGCGGTATCCACGATGTGTCAAGACAAATTAGTCTTCGATGCAATGATGAACGCAGGAACACCTTGCCCATATCAAGGACAAATCGGTGAAGCAGCTCGTCTTGGCTGGGAAACACATGTTGCAGAAACTGAATCTGAACTTAAAAAGATGGGACCTATAGATGCAGAAAAAGCCGCTCCTGCTATTGGCGCTGGTATTCTGGCCTTGTTACTCCTACTCTGAGAGTATTGCGCCCTATTACGGATACACTGGAAACGCGGTTGCAGATCAAGCGCTGCGCTGGACCATGGGAGATATTCTTCCTGATCCACCAGGCCTATTTGTCGATAACGTAATTTATAGTTACAACATACAAAAGAATGTTGACGACACAGTAGCGGTTACGGTGTTTAATGAGAATGCCAATGGTACCGGTTATATCTTTAGAGAGACCGATGAGTGGAAGCCAGGATCATTAGCTGGAACTGCAATTAATAAAGTTGTTCCGTTAGGTAGAGTACATCGAGATTTATTTGGCTTAGGTGGAATAGATGTAGAAGGTCCAGGATCTATTACAGATCCGAATGTTGTTTATACGTACAGGATCGAACCTTGCTATGATCCTCAATTTGACCCTAACTGTCCTGGGTATGAGATACCTGTTCCAGTGATGCCAGAAATCGATTATGAGATATATGATGCAGTTGCTGAAGGTGACTCAGATCAGGATGAATGGGAACCGAATGAAGAATATTCTGACGAAGAAGGCTTGACCGAAGAAGAGTTAGCCGAGTTAGAAGAGGAAGAAGACGAAGATAGAAAAGAACGTTTGGAAGAAGCATTATTTGAGGCAGGCCGCGCACAGCTTTTTGCCCTTGCTTTAACTGCTTCATTAATGAAAGACGCACAACAAATTAGCTTGAATAGTTATTTCGAAAAGACTATTCAAGGTGGTACATACGATGATACGGTAAGCTTAAAAGATGTACAGCTGCCAGATAATAAAGGTGGTTTACGTAATGGTCTCGCGCAACAAATCCTACATCAAGAGATGGTGGACATGCAATATAACAAAGGAGAACAATAATGTTCGATAAAAAATTAGCTGGCGGATTACTTGCACTTGTCATTGCGGTTCCGGCTTATGCTGAAAATACAGAAATTAATGGTACGGTGGAATCTCGCTGCATCATTCAAACAGATAGAGCTGGTACTTATGCCAACCCTAACGCTTATACATTAACTACATCGCCAACAGACGGTGGTGAAGTTGCTCGTATTCGTGTTGATGTGACATTGGCTGATGCTTACTATGTAGCAATCACTGCACCAGAATCTTTCTCATCATCGCCGGTACTACCTGACATTGCAACATTTTCTGGTGACACAGAAGTAGATGCAGTTTCAGACGCTACAGGCATGGGCTCATATGAAACAAATAAAACTGAATTGGGAATGACTGATCGCTATGACTTAACAGCAACAGGTTCTACTTGGTTTAAAACTTCATCTGTCGCTACAATGGGCGGATCAAAAGCTTTCCCTGGTGGTAATTACTCAGCACTAGTAACCGCAGAGTGTATCGCTCAATGAAATGGCGGGGGCAGTAGTTCGGGCGGAAGTAGTTCGGGCGGAAGTAGTCCAACCTGCAGAAGGTATCCCAGTTGCCCATAATGCTCTAGACTAAAGGAAAGAATATGAAGTATATAATTGCATTTTTGATATTTGCAATGCCAAGCTTATCTATGGCACATGAGATGGTTCCTACTTATCCAAAGGTAGAGCCATCTCACATAGATGGTTTATATAAAACGACAATGACTGTATTCAACAAAAGACCTGAAGTTGAATACTACGAAATCGGTGTTTTTACAGGGGATTGGAAACCTATTCCATTTGTCTCAAATTACAAAATTCATAAAATACCGTATTTGAGCGCTGCAACGTTTGATGTTTTTATTAGAACTCAGGATAAGAATAAAGTAACATACATATGTTCACAATCAAAACTGCGTAAACAACAGAAAACGACTACAGCAATTAATTCAAGAATATGTTCCAAAGTGGTAAGGTTGAAGTCGCAATGAGAAGATTTTTAGTTATATTAGCCGTAGTATTGCCAGGTTTGGCACATGCTCAAAATAGTGGTATTGGGCTTTCTTTACCCGGTGCTTCGACTTCATACGGACAGGATAGTATCAGGGCCGGTGACTTAGATTGTAAGAACTCTATTGGTGGTGCAACCAACCTAGAATTTGGTATCACTGGTATTATTGATAATTATGAAAGTCCGTTTGGTGGTAATCATGACACAACTTCATCAAGAGACATCGGAGTGTTTGCTAGGATTACTATTCCATTAGATAAACCAAAAGAACGAATCAATTGCAATTCGTTGTACCAATTAGAATTAAGAAAGAAAAGACTTGAGGTCTTAAAATTACAACAAGAATTAGAAGCTCTTAAACGCCTGAACGAATCAGGTGGAGCACTAGACTTCGAAAACTAGGAGAAACCTATGAGAAATGTATGCCATGTTATGGCCCAACTTGCAGAGATCGCTTACTTAGACGGTCCAAAAGCAAAGAAAAGAGGACAGCCACTGGGTTTTGATGGACACAAGTTCTTTGAAAACGATGGTGCACAGTGCCATGCATTTTGGAATAAAACAGAATATGTATTAGCATTCCGCGGCACAGAGCCTGATGAATTGTCTGATGTTCTGGCAGATTTAAATGCTATTCCACGTGGAGCAATGACTCACGGACTAGTCCATTCTGGATTTAGAGGAGAGCTTGATAATATCTGGGATACTATTCATAAGCACCATAAGAACCATCTCCCAAAAACACTTTACATTACTGGACATTCACTCGGTGCAGCAATGGCTACTGTAGCTGCTTCTCGCTTTGAGGAATATGCTCCGGTTAAACAACTTACAACGTTCGGTTCTCCACGTGTGGGTACACGCAAGTTTGTTAAAAATATTGCTACTCCACATATGAGATTTGTAAACAATAATGATATCGTTACAAAAGTTCCGCTTTGGCTAATGGGTTATAAACACCATGGCGTTTTGCAGTACATTAACTTTTATGGAAATATTCGTAAGCTGACTACTTGGCAAGCAATTAAAGACAAATGGCGTGGATATCGTTCAGGCATACTTGATGGTGCAATGGATCATGGTATGGCTAACTACGTAAAATTCACAAAGGGAATGTAATGACCGATGATGAGCTTATAATCAAACTTCACGAAATGGCACTAGAGTTAGAGGATCAAAAAGAGTTACGTAAAGCTCAAGTTTTAAGAGAAGCTGCTGATCAACTATCACAAAAGATAAGGACTGTAGACTAATGGATATAATTGCAAGAATGTTTGATGACACACTATGGATCTACACCGCAATTGGTGGATCCATTCTTGGTGCGGTTGTATTGGCATATCTAAGTACAACTAGAATAGGCCTGTGGGGTTATGCTAAGTTTGATTTAGCAGTAGACTTCCTTGTTGCAAGATACGGATGGACCTGGCTTGAACAACCAACTGATGCGTGGAGAAAGAAGTATCCACATGTCACAAAGAAAATCGACGAGCTTGAAAAGCGAATCGAAGAACTAGAGGGAAAATGAAATCGGCTATTGTATTATTCTTTCTATTAATGTCTTCAGCAATGGCAGAATCAAATGATGTAATGAAATCATGTCTTGAGGCAAATGGATACTCGGCCGAGAATTTTGATGAGTACGATTTTTCTAAGGCTGCTGGATGTCATAGTGACTATAGAATAAGTAGAAACAAAGCTAAGCTAGATGAGCTGCGGGATTTTCTTAAACATAATCCTCGGTATAGAGTACCAGGACAAAGTTTAAACCGCTGCTGGGGAAAGCCTAGAGAAATGCCTTTTGAAAGTTCTTATATTAAAAAGACAGAAAATGGATTTGAAGCCGGAGTAAATTACAAAGATAAACTACCGGCTGGATGCTATGAAAACGCACCGTGGGATAACCGCGATGAAAAATAGTATATTAATAGTATCGTTTATTATATGTTTATTATGGGTACACTATGTTCCTGCGAGCGAAAAATATTGGGAAAACGTAGGACCTAGATGGAACAAATTACTGAATAAACAATAACACTTAGGAGAAATACATGAACTGGCTAATGAAACGATTAACTGAAAGAACAACACTTGATGGAGCAGTACTTATTGCTGCCGGCATCGCCATGATAATTGCACCGCTGAATCTTATTGCTTATGGCATGATTGCATACGGTGCTTGGACAATGTGGAAAAAAGAGGACTAAACTATGGCTGAGTTTGAATTTGCGGGAATGACTTTCCGTGGTGGTAAGATGATGATTGTCCTCACCGCACTTTCAACCTTGGGTGGTGGTGCTTGGGCAGGTTTTGAATTCTATAAAGACTATATGGATATGCGAGAAATCGTACAGAATATCGATGTAGATACTATCGAGAATAGAAACAATGAAATCGAAGCAATGCTTGGTAATAACAATCGAGAGATTACTATTCGCCTTGATGCACTGCAAAAGTCATTAGATGAAGCTGAAAAAAGAAATCGTGAAAATAAAACCGACTTAGTTGATCGGATCAATATTCTTGATGCACAAGTAAGACGTGTTGAAAAGTTGGTAAGAGAAACTGAGAATGACGTAAGACAGATTGTCCAAAACGCAGAAGAACGATTTGATAATAAAAGAGACGCTCTTCAGAATCAGTACGATACGAAGGCGTCTCAATTAAGGGATACTACAGATCAAAAGATCAAAGATGTTGAAGATAGATTAAACTCTAAGCTCCAAAGAGCATTGGATAATCCATTAGCTAACTAGATATTCTCTCTATCAGTCAATGGATATACATTACCTAAGGCACCGGAAGTTACTTCACAAATAGCTCCGGTGTCTTTATTTGTGAGGAAGATATAGAAGTCTCTACGCTCGGGATGCAAAAATACCGTAACGTACAGCATACTTCCTGCCATACTTTTTTGTTCTGCCAAAAATACAAGCTTATACCCTTGGCTATTCACTACATCTAAGACTGCCGTACCATCCATCTCACAAAACAGTGGAAGATCGACCATGAAGTCGCCCTCCTCAAAGTCATATGTCGGCGGAACATTCTGGATATCCTCATCATTGGCATGAGCACATCCGGCGGTTGACAACATAAGGCTTAGGAGAAGGGCGACTTTTTTCATGGTATCAATCCAGTAACTTTGCAAACGTAGCAGGACCAGCAATACCGTCTGGGGTCAGACCGTTTTCACCCTGCCATCTTTTAAGAACTGCTTCAGTTCCGGAACCAAAGATCCCGTCAGCACCAACAATGCCAAGTGCTACTTGCATGATCTTCACGCCTTCGCCCTTTGCACCTTTACGTAGTACACCAATATCATCCATGATATCTTCAACGGACTCATCATCAGTACCAAGATCAGCAGCTTCCATGCCAAATACTTCTAACGCTTTTGCGTAACGTGCCTGACGATCGGCAAGACCAATGTTACCACCGTTAATCTTTTTGGTCATTTTCACGACGTCATCAGTATCAGCAATTGCGTTTAGGTTATTTGTATCCCAGAACCAGCATGCAGACTCAACAGCACCGGCAGGAGTTGCAACATATTCAGCTGCTTCTTCTGCTGTCATGCCTACGCTCTTACCGAATGCAGTGTAGTTGCTACGACCAGTAAGTTGCTTCAGGCCACGTCCACGGAACAGCCAACCATCACCGTCGTTAACATTGCCCATTTTGTACTTACGGAATTCATCCATATAGACATAGTTTGCAATCATTTCTGGATTGCGATGGTACTCATCCGCATCACGCTTCGGCGCTGCACCAAAGTAACGGCCAAATACTGCACGAAGAGCTTTAGCTGAGTAGTTCAAATTTTCTTCTAGTGACCGGAAGTTGTTTGATTCATGCGCGCACTGACTAATAAAGTGCGCAGCACGCCGTTCACTGTCAATGCCGTATTTAGGCATTACTTTTACCAGCGCCTCATGCCAGGAATCAACATCTTTGTTGCCCGGGATCAGTGCCGCTAGTTGTTCTTTTTGTAGCTCAAAGCTCATTGTATTAGTCCTTTATAATTTTCGAAATCATATCCTCAAAAGCTTCTACCTTCTCGACGCGATTCGGCCAATAGATATAATCTTTATCTGGATTCATTTTAAGATTAGACAAGAGCGGGATGATTGCATTATACAATTTATCTAACTTGTCTTCTAGTTCGCCAACGGTGCTGGAATGCTCGTTAGCTACAGTACGCGCTTCTTGTACTGCTTCTAATTCGGCTTCATCTATTGCAGTAAAGCCGAAATCAAATAGGTCTGACATTTAATATTCCCCTACAACATAGTTATATATTTCTTTCCAGTTCTTAACTCGAGTAGCCATACCAACATAATCAGCGTTAAAACCGTGTTGCATGAGAACGGAGTCTAGACCAAGATCAATGCCAAGGTCAGCATTTTCTGGTTTATCTTCTACCCAGATACAATTGCTACCACGGTATGGTTCAAGAGCTTCGTCTTTGTCAGCACCAGTATCTAGGTAAACATACGACTCAAAGACAGAAGGACCAAACAACTCAATAAGATTCTTGGTACGCAAATGACCTGCATACGTATCCAGGCTCAGAGAGCTAATGACACGAAACACATAACCATGCTCTTCATGGAGTTTACGCACATATTTAACTGCATCACGAAGAGGTGGAATCTTGCGAATAGTCGCAGATTCATTAAACATTCGGCAAAGCTTTTCGCCTTCAGACCGGTCTAGACCATAACGTTTATCCATTCGATAACCACCTGGTTCAACTACTTGGTAACCATGACGGTCCATCCAAGCAGAATACGAGTAAACCCAGTCGAGCAGAACTCCATCTGCATCGACCAGGATTGTTTTTTCACTATTTGCATACATTATATAATTCCTTTGTTAATTTGGTATTATTATACAACAAATCAATGGGAATGTACACAGTTATTTTAGATTTTTGTAATATTAGTCTTCATCCTTCTTAGAGCTACGTTTGACTTTCTTTGCCTTTGCCTTCAGACGTTTGACAACTTCGTCACCGTCCATCCAGATATCTTTGTTATCGAGCATCTGGTCGATTTCTTTATCTGTCAAGAAATCAGTGTACACTTCTCGCAAAAGCTTCTCAGACCAAGTACGTTCATGCTGCAACTGATCTAGCATTTCACCGCCCTTGCCAAATGTACCACCAGAATAGTTGTGGAACATAAACATTGAGTGTGCCGATACTTCAAACATATCTGCAGTAAGGAATACCATAGTAGCAGCTGACATACATGCACCTTCAACAGAAACAGCAACAGTAGCTGGAGTTTCTCCAAGCGCACGCATGAATTGAATAGCAGTGAATAGATCTCCGCCGTAAGAGTTAATGTATACCTTGACTACATCATTTTCACCGGCATGGCGAATTGTATCAAACCATTCTATATAGTTATCAGAGCTTTCAATATTTCCTGATAGGTAGAATTCGTGTAACCGGGCGAGTGACCGGTCTGAGTAAAAGTCCTTTTCTTTTTTTCCTTTGATTCCTAGGATTTCGAGTAGTTCATTACCACCCTGGGCTACTGTAGTCTTTTTCTTTCTTATAGACATAAAATCCATCTGCTCCATATTGAGGACATATCATTAAATGCGATGGAATACCCCAGTCATCTTTTTCACCTGCTTCACCACAGATAAAATAAGATCCGGATTTTTCAGGATACTCATGCATTAGTTTCTTGTGTAATTTTTCATATACTTTGTTTGCTTGTTCAAGCAGTTTAACTTTGTTTTCGAGCTCGGAGATGTAATCTTGCACCACCTTCTTTTCGCATAAAGTCTCACAACAGATACCAATCTGATGATGAGCATTAGTGGCCAAAGATTTTTCGCCTCTTATATTCATTGATTGTCTCCAATAATTTAGGTGCCCAGTCATCGCGATGTTCAACAAAGACTTGGGCCTCATCCTCACCATCACAACCAATGATGGTAACAAGTTGAGTGACTGGCATACCTGTTCGTTCTTCCCACATAATTGCGTATGCAGACTCCTGAATAAAGTAGTTGTTAATCCAATCACGCTTCTTTAGTTTTTTCGAAGTCTTGAAATCGATAATACTTAGCTTACCGTCAAAGACTCCAACACAGTCGACTCTCCCCGCCAGACCAAGATATTCTGAATAGAGTGCTGCTTCTTGTGCATATACTGCACTAATACGATTATCGAAAGTTTCTTTCATAGTTAGAAAAGTCTGAAGAACATCAGGAGTAAATCCCTCAGCAAAGTCTTCTTCGTTGTCTAAATACTTTTCGCAGATTAGGTGGACACGAGTTCCACGGCCAGAGGCTCTGGCTGATACCTTATTTGCTTCTTCTTCACCTACACGTGCACGCCATGCACGAATGCTTTCTTCACTTAGGATAGAAAGGACTGTAGTGACACTAGGGTAAGAAACCCCATTGGGAGCAAGATACTTTCTCCCAGATGCGCCAGTTTCAGCATTAAGATCTTCATAGCCAAGACTAATCTCCTTGTGTTCGAACTGCTTCCGTTTCATAATAAGCTTTACCTTTTTTCACTACTTCTTTGATCCGTTTAAATTGTGATCCGCTAGAAGTTTTTTGCTTGTGCTTATTTGCCTTCTTGTTGCGGGGATCGAATCGATTAAATTTTGCCATCTTTCTCTAGCATTTCCTTTGTCATGATATAGTCACGCACGAAGTCTGAACGAACAATATCTTCCCATGTAAACTCAATAACTTCAAAGTTACGGAGTTGCTCAATAATTTCTAGAAACTTAAGAATTCCGTTTTTGTCTCTTTCTTTATCGAAGTCAGACTGGTAGTAATCACCACACATGATGAATTTACAGTTCTGACCAATACGCGTAATAACAGAATCTAGCTCATGGAAAGTTAGGTTCTGCATCTCATCAACAATCACAATAGAATTTTGGATTGTCATACCACGAATAAAGGAAGTAGAAAGAAAATCTACTTTATTCGCAGTAACTAGTTTAGGAAAGGCTTCTGGATCTTCGAACAGTTCAGAACATGCCGAACGATATGGGCCAGTGTAAGCATCTTTCTTTTCATCCTCGTTACCAGGTAAAAAACCAATGTCACGAGTAGGTACAATAGAACGTACGATGACTACTTTATCGTACGAGGTTTCTCGGTCAAGTACATCTTCAAGAGCCAAGGATAACGCCATAAATGTTTTACCAGTTCCTGCCGATCCGGCAAGGACGAGTGATCTGTTTTTTTCATACGCTTTAAATGCCTTTACCTGGTTAGGAGTTAGTGGCTCGACACTAATCATGTCTTCGAGCTTTATCTTATGGGATAACGCCATTAGTAGTCCTTAATATTATTGACTTTGTAAGTTTCTTTTACTTTTGAGATAACTTCACGAAAACCGTCATCGACTTTCAAATTTGTACCGGCTTGACCGATAATTCTTGGTGCTCCAATAACCCGAGTAAGATACGGATTGTCCTCAAGCATCTGTTTACTTTCTTCCCAAGAAGAGTACGTAGTAAACTTCTCACCTGTTCGCGTATCTTCATATTCATAAGTTGGCATAATGTTTCCTATTTTAGTATGGGGGCCTTCCGCTCTTTTCTAAGCATCTCTAGTATGTATGCATCGTAACTTTGTTGCTTTTCGCAACCACCGCATCCACACTCACATGGTTCTGGTGTTTCTTGTTTATCCTGTTGCGACATTAAACCACTCCGGTATTTTACGATTCGTCCATGCCATAGAGAACCGTTCTTGTTTCGTTTGATAGAATGCACGATACGACCTGACAATATCTTCGAACATACATTCTGGGTTAGATTTCATGGCAAGAGGCTGCTTAGTCAATTTTCCAAGAGGAATATTTGTTGGAGGCCAACGAAGATAATAACGAAGCAGTTTGTCAGTGGCATGCACCTTATTGTATCTATACTGATACTCATCACAAAGTGCGATAAAGTGTTTATAGTGCCAATCATAATTAGAAAGATTAATCATTGTCCAGACAGTACAAGGGTGATACATGTGAACAGCCTTGTACATAACGCTTTCACGGTCATCAGACAATTCCCAATATTTGGACATTGTCTTACCGGACTTAGATGGACGGCGGGTTTCAACGCCATCAAGCATGCGGTGTGCAGTTGAAAGCATTTGTGCAGACTCAACTATCATCTTGACAACGTGCTTATCACACTGAAGTTGAGCAGCTCTGACTGGATCCTGGTCAAGGACAAAAAGGTTCATTACATAAATTCCTCTAGATTACCTGTATATTGTATCACGTCTTCTTCAGGTTGTACACAGTTTTTTTCGCTATAAGAGAGAATTTGAGTTGCTTTATTTCGCACCCACGGGTCTCGTAGAGGGAGGTGATATCCTGAGGTTCCGTCCCATCCGACGAATTCTTTGTCAAAGAATCCAATTTTACAGTGTTGGGGATATTCATTTTGTAGCTCCGATAATTCATCGGCCCACCGTTGCCATGTATGATCATCAATGATCGAATCGTCCATATCGTAGTATAAACACGAATGGACTAGCATCTGTGAGCGTCTTTGTTTAATCTTTTCGGGTATAGTTTGCTGGACCACGGTAGGCATCCCTCTACAATTATTAGTATATTATACAACAAAAGTAGAGGGATGTACACTACTTTATGCGCTCCTTAGCTCCTCACGAATGTCTTCAATCCGGCTTGAGAGATATTCATGTTTCTTTTGAAGTTTATACGCTAAATGTTTATTACCTGTTTGCTCCACTCGTTGTATGTAATGTTTAAGCTCTTTCGAGTCACGTTTTAGTCTTTCAATTTGAGAACCGTACATTCGTTGGCTCCTTTTCGCTTGTTGAGTTTGCCGGCGATGGTTAGATATTTTAGGATCCTCCATGTTACTAAACAAAAAAAAGGCCGACGCAAAATGCGCCAGCCCCAAGGTGCTAGAGAAATACTTTATTGTTATTATTAACGCTGAGTAGTCTCATACATTTATTTATATAAATGACTACTTCACGATGAGCGTTGGAAACGTCTCCTGTACAAGTTTTTTAGTTAGGCCGCGATATTTTCCGGTAAGCTTTTTATCTTTTACTGCGATAACCAACTCAGCGTCACGTGGATGGATTACTTCTAACATTCGAATAAGCATCTGTTCTACACGCACACTTGGCAAACGCTCACCTGGTCCACCTACGGCAAAGTAGCGAAACTGCTTTGACATCTTGTGAAGATTGCTAGGTGGGTTTCTTTCATCGGCAGGATTATATGGAGGAGCACCCTCGGGCAGAATAAATTCAATTGAGTCGTCAAAGCCTCCCTTAAGAATGTCACGAAGAGCAAGGCAATTGTTTTTCTTTAGCTCCTCAATACGTTCTTCTTTTGTTTGCCGTGTTCCTACACGTGTAAGAATCTCATGCACTGTAAGATTCTTAACTCTATTTACTGCCATTAATAAAACTCCTCAACAGATTCAATTAGCATTCTGCAGCGTTTCTTAATAAGAAAGTTAAGTACTTTCAGTTTTGACGCTGCTTTGGTGGATTCGTATGTATTTATAATATTAGTACGAATGTCTTCTGGGATCTCGGAGAGATCAATCAGCTTCTTATTACGGCAATAGTTGCGGTATGTTTCGCTGTCCATAACTGATTGCAGATCTTCAATACCTGCCATCCATGCAGCGATTTTCTTTTGCGTTACTGGTGACTGACGAATGCCATCAACAAAAGTGTTATCACCAGAAAGGACATTAGGAACACCATCTGAGGAGTCACCTTTGAAGATATGTTCAGTAATGTATGTACGTGGGTTAGGATCCTTAATGAACTTTTTAGTCATAGGAGAATACTGGCGCACGTTGTCATATTTGTGAAGCTGAATAAAGTCTTTGTCAGCCGAGACAATCATGACTTCTTCATGTTGACCAAACTCTTGAGTATTGTCGGTAAGTACACCAATGATATCATCAGCTTCGCACTTATCAATATGCAATACTTTGTAAGGAAAGTTCTCACGTATTTCTTCGCGTACCATATTGATGATACGAAATACTTCTCCCCAATCCATAGTAGATTCTTCACGTCCTTCACGACGTTTAAACTTGTAATTAGGGAAGTAGTCACGACGCCATGAACTACTGTCACATGCAATAACCATTTGGCCATACTCGGCCCGAAACTTTTTATTATACATGCGGATTGTATTTAGGATTATATGACGAATCATATCTTCGTCAATATTTACCTTTTGTGTGATGATACTGCCAACAGCAATACCATTAAAATCAATGATTATCATTCTCTAGCTCTTCTTTTATTTCACTTAATGTTAAAGATAATTCGTCAATAACCCCATGCAGGAAGTGCTCTTTGCCATGCACTCTTGCCATGATAGCGTACAGTAGATTGAGTATAAGCCCCAGATCTTGCTGAAGTTGAGTATCTGCCCTAGGGTGATATTCAGCATCGATCAATACACCTAACATTGCCTCAAGCATGTCAGATGCGATATCTACTTCGGTAGGAAGTCCTGGATCCACAAGAGGGTTACGGATCTCACCGAAAGGAAATTGTATTATATTATCTTCACTCATGGTATTATTATATCAAGTCTTCGTCGGTTTGTACACAGTTTTTTACATGATTTGAATGTATTTTACAACCAATAAACTCGTTGTAGTAATCATCCCTGAATAGTACATCACGGTCAAACTGCTCCTTCGCTTCGAAGTAAGACATTTCCCCCTTTGTTTTACACAGTCTTATGATTTCCCGTTTAAAGCGTTCGCTTCCGGACTCTTCAACAAGTAGCTTAACTTGCTCGCTGGAACCGTGGTAGGATTGCCAGTCTGATTCTGACTTCTTGACTCGCTTACGTTTTTGCCCTTTAAGAGGTGGCAGACGGCGTGTCGACCAGAAGCTTTTTTTGCCCACATACTTTTTTCCATTCTCTAAGTCAGTAATCAAGTAAACAAAACCAGCCCATTCTTCAAGTTGGGCTGGTTCAAAAGGTTGTTCATTGTATATCCACTGTTCCATAAATGTACCATATTATTGCCATATGGTCTATTTATAGATAATCCTCATCGTCATAAAAGTTCTCATCTAGATCATCGTCTAGCTCAGATCCACAGCTGACGCAGTAAACCACTTCATCCTCAGAGTCTTCATGCACCATTTTTACGTTAAAATGACATCCGCATTCGATACATTCATGCTCTGTCATATGCTGAGCCCTGACATATCATTTGAATAAACCCAGTTTTTGAGTTCTTTAAATCCACCAATATAGTCAGAGCCATCTAGAACGACTGGAAAGGTACGTACGTTTGGAAACAATTCAATCAATTGCTCTTTTGTAATGTCTCCATCTGGACCTACCACAACAATTTCGTGATCGATATTTTTCACATTGAGTAGGGTTTTTGCCGCCTCGCAATATGAGCAAGGCGGAGTGTTTCTTGTATATAGTTTAATCATAGAGAGAGTCCCTTAAGTGTGTCTTCATTGACATCTTGTTTTACACCACCGATAACATAAGAACTGATTTCTGTTTCTTGAGGAGCAACCTGTACGTTTCCGCCACCAATCCATTTCTCTGTCCATGGAAGAGGATTAGACTGAGAAGTCTGGTATGGTGATTGGTATCCCAAGGTACGCATACGTTTTGTGCCAATCCACTCAACGTAATCAGAAAGAAGTTTCTCATTTAGGCCAAGCATAGATCCATCTTTAAACAGGTAATGTGCCCATTCTTTTTCCTGATCGACAGCCTGAACAAACATATCTATCACCTGTTGTTCACACTCTTCTTTAATAGTCACAAAGTCTGGATCATCTTTAGGAAGCAATTTAAGAATGGTTTGTGATGCAGCAAGGTGAGTATTCTCATCACGTGCAATAAACTTAATGATTTTTGCATTGCCTTCCATCTTCTTCAGTTCTGCAAACGCCCATGAGCATGCAAACGAAACATAGAATCGAACACCTTCCAAAATGTTGATTGAGTTCAGAACCAACCAAAGTTTCTTCTTCAGCTCATATTCATTTACTACAATGTTACGTGCTTCACGGTTAGATGTGACTTGGTGAGTACCAGGACCTAGCAAATCATGCCACTTTGTTGCTTCAATGAAGTCATCATAGTACTTAGAAATGTCTTCAGCACAATCTGTAATCTCAGGAATGTCTAGCATCTCATCAAAAATCTTAGATGGATTGGCATATACATTACGAATAATATGTGTATAAGAACGAGAATGGATTGTTTCCATAAAGGTCCAGG